CTTATCTGCTCAGAAAGCTCTTTAAGCTCAAGCTCTATCTGCTTTCTTCTTCCTGTAAGGAGCTTAGACCACGCGCCGCCGGACAGGGCAGAGGAAAGAAAATCCTCAACCGCTTTTGAAGTGTCGGCAACCGACGTAAAACGTCCTTTCTCACCGCGCAGATACTGCCCGGCTTCAGCCTCCACAAACCGTCTGAGCTTTCCACGGTTATGCATATTTTCGGGGCCGCTTTGCCTCATAGCCTTTATATCATTGTCAACGTTTACCTGAATGTCCTCTTTAAGCTGTAAATATTTTTGGTATGCCTGAGAGGCAGGGAAAAACCGCTCAAAATAGGTGTCTATGAAGTATGTTCCGCCGCCGTATGTCGCGCACAGATACTCATACAGAATACGGAACGACATGCCGTCGCGTCCGTATTTAGTAGCTTTGCCTGTCTTACTTGTGAAAATATTGCGTCTTATGCCTGTGGAAAAATCGTATGTAATCTCAAAGTCACCCTCGCCGAACATTGTTCCAGAGTAGCCTTCGAGCATATAACTTGCCCGTTTCTGAGCTGTAAGTGAGTTCCGTCCGTTGTATACGAGCCTTGCGTCGCCGCCTGAACTTTCAAGCTCGTTTATATCCGTGTCAATGTCAACGCCTTCCCTGAGGTCATCCCATGTGAGCTTCTCGACTGCATTAAGCCTCATGCGGCTCGGACGGTACTTAGTAGTCATCAATAATCCTCTGCTCAACCTCAGGAACAGGCTTCTGTGTGCCATCCGTTCCCTTAACAATCTGAAGCCTGTACTCGCAGAAGCCGCCTTCCTTAATGTAAGGGTCATCGTCAATTATCTTATAGGTTTCACCCTCATAAGATACATAGCAGCCCTGCGGAATATGCTCCTCACCGTCCTCGTGGTCAACCCACATAGAGCCTGAGTGATTGCTCTCAAAGTTCCCGTCCTCAATACCAGCCTTCGCAGGTTTAGTCATGGATATATATGCAGAAACGGACTTTATCTTAGTCCGTTCCGACCACCCGCCCTTATCAAGCGGGTGCATTGAGAATATGTCATAATCCTCAAAAAGCTCCGGGAATACCGCGAGCTGCGCTCCATATACGGCCATTTAGAACCTTATGCCGCTTTTCTTAGCCCTTTTCTTAGACTGAGAAGTTGCCTTCTGTACGACCGTCTGAGCAGGCTGTGAAGCGGTCTCCGTGGCGGAAGCCGATGATACGGCGGACACATCGTTCCCGTCCCCCTTCACAGCCTGCTCAGAAGCAGCGATTTTTGAGCTTCTAGCAACAGGAACAGCCCTGCCGCTGACCATGCGAACCTCTTCATTGTAGATAGAGGCTTTACCTTCTGAGGCAAGCTGCTCTACCGAGGCAGTAATCAGTTCAGTCAGGAAATAGCAGACGCCCGGAACATACTGTCCGCCCCCGATTTTGCATGATGTCGTAACTGTAAAATACCTTTTCTCTGTTTTAGCCATAAAGTCCTCCTTAACGCAACGCCGTCCGTTTTGCGGAGGCTTTAATCATCATATATGCCTGCTTGCCGAACGGGTTTGAAAGCAGCCCTGACAAGAGGTCAGAGGAAGAAGCCTGGCTGTCCTGAAACGTGATGTCCACTCCGCCTATCTTCTTTCTCTTAATTGGTACGCCTCCCATAACAGGGACACCTGCCGCGTACTTAGGGTGCATATCACATATATACCAAGCGGTAAGATGTGTATAGCACAGCCTTGTCTTATCAAACCATGTCTGCTTGTCATGCACGTCCCACAATGTCGAGACACCGTGGAACGACGTGTAGACAGCCTCAATGGCCTGGTCGATTATGTCATCGTGACCTTCAGCGAGCTTTGGAAAGTTTGCAAGATAAAATCTGCGGAAGTCCTCCCGCGTAATTCTCGCAGGAAGCCCACCCTGAAAGAACGCTTCCATAATCAAACCCCGTTACTTCTTGCCCGTACTGCCTTTTGCCTTACTGCCACTAGCTTTGGCTTTCTTTCCTGCTTCCTCTGTTTCTGTGGAGGCAGCATCGCTGTCAGCTGTTTCTGTGGAGGCAGCATCGCTGCCAGCTTTTTCGTAGGCTGCGAGCTTTTCCTTGAGTTCTTTGTTCTCAGCCTCAAGCTCCTTGATACGAGCCTGTGCCTCAAGCATCTGCTCAAAGCTGCCGGCTTTAAGGGGTGCCTTATCAGAAACGACAAGCCAGCCCTTGCTTACGACCATCTTGAAAGCATTATTTGTCTCAAGAAGCGCATAATCAGCATCCTCAACTTCGGTAAAACCGTCGTTTACTACCTGGCCTGTGGCACGGTCAATTAAGTACCTGCCGAAGTCAACGGATTTCAAGAAGTGCCCGTTTTCCTTCAGCTGTACTTGAATGTCAGAAGTGTATGTATTCTGAATGTATTTCATTTCTAAGCTCCTGTGCCCCTATCCGCCGGGGGCACTGCGGCTTGATTTGATTATGTCGAAGGTGTGTAGTTCGGGTTCTTACCGATACCACGAATAATCTTCACTGCACCCTGTACAGGGCAGAGAATAGAACCTACACGCTTAATCATTGTACGTCCCTGACCGTCGCGGCTGTTGCCGTAGAAGTAAGGAAGTACCATGTTGTCAAAGGCAACAGGAGCCATAACAACGTCAGTGAGACCTGTATCTTCCATGTCTGAGTGGAACTCAGGGAATGTAACATACATAAGGTCTGTATCATTGTCGTTGAACGGGTTGATGATGCCTTTGCCCTCGTCTGTTGCAGCAAGCATGGGGTCAGCACAGAACTCATAGATGCGCTGTACTGTGTCCATACTCTGAACAGGAGTTGTTGACATGAAGCGGTTTCCGTTTGTGTCAAAAGCTTCGTTGATGAATTTCAACGGGCTTGACTGGTTGTACACCTTAGACGTCAAAGACCACTTCAAGCACTTGTACATTGTGGGCGAACAACAGATGCGTACCTTTGTAGGCAGGAAGTTGAGTTCCTCAAGCCAGCCACCGATGAGGTAGTTAAGCTTTTCCAGCATGTCGGCACCCTTTGTCTGATTTGTGGCATCTTCGTAGATGTACTCGAAAGGAGCTTCATCCCACTGGATTTCACTTGTCAGCTGTGCAAGTCCGTCAAAGCCTGCGGCATTGTCACCGAAGTAAATCAATGCGTTGTGGAGCTGCTCGAGCATGAAACGAGTGTACTTCTCGTTCTCACCGATGGCAGCGTTTGTAAGAGGATTTCCTGAAAGACCTCCATAAATGCTGTCGGCAGGAGAAGTCTCGAAGTCCGCAACCATGTTTACGAACTCAGAAATCATCTGATGCGTTCTGACCTTTGAAGCTTCGTTGATATTGTGCTGTCCTGTTGTCTTAGCGACGTTTGCAAGACGAGCCATACCTTCAAAGCTCATAGTCCAAATCGAAACAGCGTCTGCCCAAACGTTAGGTACGCCGACCTCAGAGACAAGGTGCTTAGCGTAGCCCGTAAGCATAGGCTGCTTGTAGATTTTGTTCAGGTACGTAATGTTCCAAAACGGAACCTGCATACTGATGATGTCAGCGTCGTTCACGCCCTTAATGAAAGGTGTTGCAACCATTGCACGTGTCTTAGGGTCACGGTAGCCTACAAGAGGAATATTCTTGTAGACTGCAGCCTTTGCTTCATCAAAAGTCTTTCCCTTCGACATAACACCTGCGATAGCGTTCTGAATGAAGTCACGGGCAGCGTCAGAACACTTGTTTGTGAACTGCTGTCCTCCCATAACTGCGTCAGCGTTCGCAATCATCGACCTTGCAAGGATTTTCTCAGGAAGCTCCATGTACAGCGGTGTGGCGTTGCGGGCCATACCGGTGATACGGTAGCCTGCTTCGGTTCCCGGAGAGCTGTCTTTATTTGAGCCGATGAACAAGCGGCATGAAGCTGCGTCAATACGCCCCGGATAATTTGCTTCCAGGAACTGTGCTGCCTTGCCTGCAAATGAGCCGAAACGGCCTGCTGCATTGATTTTCATAATCAGTTTCCTCCCTTACCTTACTCTGTTGCCTCAGCAATAGAAGTGCGGACATCAAAACCGATGTTGATGAGAACGCCTTCTGTCTCAGGCTCAAGCTGCTCAATCGTACCCACGAAAGTACAGTCAGCGAGTACAGGAACACCGTTCGTGTAGCTTGTAGGCACCGCCAGAACAGGGAGACCGCCCGCGTTTCTTACGAACAGGCACATGTCGCGCGTAATGTCCTTGAAATCAATTTTTGTGGTTCCTGTTGCGGCGGCAAATACGTCCTTGTACCAGACAAAGCCCCTCTTGATGAGAGTGCCCTTCATGTGGGGCATAAGACCGTTTGAGTAGCCGCTCTTTGCGTTCATAGGGAAGCCTGTCATAACTCCCTGCTCATATTTCACGATACCTGCAAAAACTGCGCCTTTGGCAGGCTTTGAGCCGTAAACCTTAGCGTATTTTCCGCTTGCGAGGTCTCTGTCGTCGTACCAAACTGCATTTCCGAAAGGAATGTAAGGAAGGCCCAATGTTGTCAGGTCGTCTCCCAAAACCATTTCAGAATAAGAAGTTTCAATATGAGGAACACTGTCACCCAGCATCAAAATACCGTTCGACTTATCGGTTCCCCTCCATGCTTTCTGTCCTGTAACAGAAATCTTTGCATCAGGTGTTGAGTATGCCATCTGCGTTCCTCCTTACATGCCCCAAGCGTTCTGCAAAAGGTCTGCGTCGCTGAACTGCGGTGCATTGTCTGCCTGCTGTCCTGTCACGCCACCCTTGTTTTCAATGCCAAGAGCTTTATTGACTGCACCCTGAACGATAGTGTCAATCTTGCTGTCAAGAGCTTTTGCGATTGCTGCCTCAATGATTTCAGCAGTATCTTTCTGAGGAGCGTCCTTCTTTTCAGGCTCGTCCTTACCCTTGCCATCGTCATCTTTCTTTTCAGGTTCACCTTTTCCGTCACCGCAACCTTTGAGCACTTCGTCAATGACTGCCTTAGTTTTGGCTTCGTCAGCATCCTGACATTTTCCGTAAAGACCGTCGATTGCGTCAGCAACCTTCTTCTTTGCGCCATCGTCAGCCGCAACGAGGTCTGTTGCCCCCTTGAGCGCGTCCTGAACCATTCCGACAAGAACTTTCCTGTCGTCACTGTCACCAAGGCGGGCAACCTGTCCCATTACCTTTGTAACTTCAGCTTCGGTTTCTTCAGGCTTGGTTTTTGCGTCCGCAATCTTTGCAGCGCAGTCAAAAACAGCTTTACTGAGCTTGAAGTCAGCCGCACCGTCTTTGTTCTTGCCAATGCCGAACATTTTAAGAAATCCGTTCATGCTATTTCCTCCTATGCTTGCGCGGCTGACCGCCGCCATAGTATCCGTAATTTTAGCGAGGCTGCCAGCTCTTCCGCGAGGAACGAGCGCCAAGTGGTTCACGTTTGTGAAATCCACAACCTCCATATCATAATCCGGGCTGTCAGAAACAATCCATACAGCCTCAAGGCCGATTGAAAGTTCCTTCTTTCCGTTCTTATATTCATTATAAGAGCTTCTGTCGTCCATTACAAGGTCATTCTCGACATAAACGTTTCCGTCATCAAGCGTAACAAGAGTTGCCTGACCGCCTACACGGCCAATCTCAAGCTTACGCACATTATCAGGAGTAACATCATCTTTAGGATGACCATTTACGAATGGGAGATAATTAAAGTCTTTTAGGTGCTTTACGACTGCCTCAGGCCTGCGGTAAACCTTAAACAGCTGCTGGTTCTGCTTCTCTGCCGGAAGCTGGGCCAAAAGTTCATGTGGAACCTCGTCCCTAGCGTACAGCTGAACGCCTGAGCGGAGCATACGACACTTTTTAACGGCGATATACGGCTTTGAGGGATTATCCTCAACAGTCTGCAAATCAAGCCCGTCTATATTGTCATAAACCTTAGTTTTTACACTCATAGCACAATCCTATACCCAATTCAATTATCTGTCAACATTTGCTAATTTTGCGCTTTTTGAATACGCTGGAACTGCTTACCGCCTGACGATACATGCTCGCTCTGTTTCTGCTGAAGCCTGTTGTCATAGCTATGACCTTTCTTGTCAGGATTTCCAGCAGGCTTGCTGCCTGAAGCAGGAGAAGAAACCGGGGGATTTTTAGCAACGGCAATCTGCTCCTTTATCTGCTGCATCTCAAGGTCATGCTTCTCGTCGTTCTGCCTATCAAGCTTGTCCTGACGTGCTTTAAGCTCCTCAATAACACTGCTGTCAATCGGAAGGTCAGTCTCGCCGACATCAGACGCAATCTTGAGCGCGATATGCGCCGGAACAAGGCCAGACACCTCGTCAAAGAAACCTTCCATCATTTTCTTGAAGAAGTCAGCTTTCTTCTGAGCATCAGTAAGCGCCGGGTTATCAAACTCAATGGTAGTGTAGGGGAGGGCAGAGAGAATATCTCTGTCTACGCCGAGCGTGTCAATCACAAGAATATTCACAATATAGCGCAGCTGACGTGCAACGTCCTTGTGAATATACTTGATTGCTTCCCACTGCTTCTCAAGAGCACCTTCTGTAGTGTCACCTGAAGAGAACGCTCCGCGCTCAGAAGAAAGGATAAGCTCCTCAGGGATATTGGCTCTTGCACAGAAATCCTGCCTGATAAGGCGCGTAAGCTCCGGGACTTCCTTAAAGTCGCGCTGGATTGCCTGAAGGTTTCCGATAACGTCAAAATTGATAGGGTCATCGACAGTAGACGAATGGCGTACACGAACAGTGTCCTGCTTTGCAATCTCGTCCAAGATAAGCTCACCTTCAGTCGCAAGCACGCCATCAACGTTGATTGTGCGCGCCAAAAGCGACATCTGATTTATCATTGTCGGGATAGTGGACATGACTGTCATATAGTTCAGTACACTCTCATACCAGCCGTTCATGTCCGAGATACCCCAGCCCATAGTCATAATATTTCCAAGATAGCCTGCCTGAGGAGCCGTCACGATACGTGCACAACGCTCGCCTGACACGTCGCAGCCAAGAAACGGGATAAAATATTTCTTAGGTGTCTGAAAATCCGCAGCGGTCGGGTTCCACTGAGGGATATGCACGGTGTTCCACCTGTCGAGAGTGACAAAACGGCTTATACAATTCTTCCTCAAAATGCCTGCCTTTAAAAGAGCCTGCATAGGAAGGTGCATTGAGACAGGACTGTCCTTATTGAACATAGGAAACATCAAAGCTCCGCCGTACACGAGCGACCAGTTGGTAGCCTGAGCTATGTGGTCTGCAAGCTCAAGGCGCACAACGCTCTCCTTAATTTTATTGAGCTGCTCAGAAGAAAGACGCGGGTTTCTGATACGCACGCCGTTTATGAGGATAGACTGGGACTTTTTCTTAATGATAAGCTCAGGAATACCTTTCTGAGAATAGATTGCGTTCGCCTCGGCAGGAGAAATCCACACGTTCGGGACAATCCTGAGGCTTGAGGCAGGGTCACGGCCCGGCATACCAGCTCCGTTTACTTCATTCCCCGTAAAACCTGTCCCCCAGGCAGGAGTTGCTCCGCCAATACCCGGATTTATTCCGAAGCCCGGCATTTGGTCTGTAACGCGCTGAATAAGCGTTCCCTTTGAGTGATAACAATTCAAGACAGCAGGAGCGAGACGCTCGTTCACACGCTCCCTAAGCTCCTTCGCGCTCATAACGTCAGGCATTATTTTTCTGACATTCTTAAACTCAGCGTCCGCGATTTTCTTGTTGACGCGCTCCTGGCTTGACAGTGGCATAGCCTTGAAAGACGAGGCATCCCGTATCTTCGTGACGTTATTCTCGCGTGTATTGCTTGTTCCAGAGCACTCAATTTCCCGCCATACGTCATTCCATAAAGCCATTTTATCCTCCTAGAGAAAAGCCTCGCCCTCTATCTGCGTGTAGCCTGCTCCCTTATACCGCACAGGAACTGTTCCATCAGGCTCCTCAAGCGACCTTCTGAAACTTGCCAAGTGCTGCATAAGACCGTCACGAACATCACGGTACTCAGGAAGCACCAAAGCCATGTATGAGCAAGCGTAACGTGCACCGTCTATTGCGTGGATAGGACTTGAAGGCCCTACACCTTTAGGAATTTTATTGTTCTTATCACGGCTTGCCGTCGCGAAAGCGTCTGCAACTTCCGAAGCCTGTGAATGTATTATCAGTCTACCCTGCAAACACATTTTTGACAATAAGAAACATGAATCCTCAACAAGCGGTGATTTTGTCCTGTGGATAATGTGAATCCCGTACTTCCTGAGTTCCCTCGCATATTGCGGATAAAGGTCTTTTGACGTAACGTCAGGAAGCCAGAATATGTCCTGGTAAGGAAAATCATACCTGAACACCTTGGCACTTTCACCAGAATCAGGGAAATCATAGTACTTGACGCAGTGCATGCGGCCCTCGCGCGATACCCATGCAGAAGCACGGTTGTAGCTACAGTTATGCACAAGAATACCGTTCGCAAAGAACTCATGTTCCCCCTCAACCTCAATGTCAAAAACCTCAGCTTCCCTTTCGTTTGTAACCGGGGCGCTTCCAATAACTTTTATGTTCTTCGCAATACTTCGTTGTAGCTGTTCCGACAACAGCTTTTCCGCAGATAATACAAACCCGCGCAATTCTAGCGTTACGGACTGCTGCACTGCCTTTACGGCTTCTTCGATAGCTTGCTTTTTTAAGCTCTTTGGAATGTTTTTCCCAGCATACCGGGCAGCGTTGAGCCGTTCTGATGCTAGCCTTAAAATCCTTGCCACAATCGACGCAGCGTACAATACAGCTGAACTTTCCTCCACTCCATGTGCTTTTAGCAACTTCCGAGTGATGCTCTTTACCGTTCTCAGACTTATGCCACTCCATAATCTTATCTGAGGAATGTTCCCATGCTTCTTTGCCGACGTTGCGAGTACTGCTTCCCTGATGCAGCTTTGAATGAGCTGAGGCAGACAGGCATACAAGACTTTCAGGTCTGTTGTCATTACAGCCGTTTTTGTGATGGACTTGGAAGCCCTCAGGCACTTCACCATTGAACTTTTTATAGATGCAGATATGCAGGAGTGTTCTGTTGCCCGCAAAATAGTTTCTAAGGTTGTCGTGAGGACTGTCAGGCCTGCGTCTCCATAAGTGTCCATCGTATAAAACTGTTTCAACGCGTTCAGGTTCTCCTGTACGCGAGACAACTGTTGTAATTCCTTTATACTCTGCTCCGTCAGGCAGTAAAAGTTCTGTGCTCTGCATAGCTCAACATCTCCTTGCGGTGTGATGGCCACATGGTCTTTTGTACCTGTCAGCCTATTAAAATCATATACGATTTTAACACCACGAGATACGGAAGTCAATACTTTTCTGTAACCCTTTCTGGTAAGCACATAATCTCCGACCTTAACATCCTTAATCGGAACATTGCCACGAGACGTCAATATAAGCGTGTCCCCGACAAGGCAGTTAAAGTCCATGCCGATATAAACACGCTCTCCCGGAACAAGCTCCAAGTCCATATCGCTTCTTCCGTCATAGTTCTTGTCCCAATCAAAGCCCGGAATGACGCGTCCCTGAGTGACGGTGAGGAACTCGCCCTCCATGTATACCCTGCGCTCGGTCTCCGTGAAGTTCTTCCACAAGTCCTCGATGTACTCTTTAGGCAGATACCAGTTGTCCTGCGTGCGTGCGCGTGTCAGGACGAAACCTACGCCCGATTTCTTATAGTGTGAGTACAGGCGGTAGAAACCTTTCATGCCCTGCGCGGTAGAGGCAGCCATGATATACGGAGACCTGTGGCCCGGCATAATCTGACGTACACGCTGAGAAAGAGACTTCATGGCCTCAATCATCGTATCTTCTTCCAGCTCATCAATTTCATCAGCTAAGGCGCAGTAAATCGATTGGCCAAATATCTTTCCCGGGTCAGAAAGCTGCAGGAACATTACCTGCACAGTTCCGACCGTTATGATATGGTCTTTTGTGTCCTCGTGATAGGGCGTCTTTGAGGCGTCAAGATATGCCTTGAAGTCAATTAAAAATGTCTGTTCAAGATGGGCATAGGTATATCCAGCTACGGCAATCTTTGCATAAAGCCCGCCGTCGTCTTTCTCACCGTCAAGCTCCGCGATTATGTGAAGGGCCGCGATTGCAAGGCTGCGTGTGTTATGCGTAACGATGTGTTCTTCTGTAAGATACAGATGCTTTTCATCCTCAACCATGATACACTGCATTTCCATCTGCTGCGGAAGCTTTTCGATGCTGTGTATAGCCACACGGCTATAGTCTCTCTTATCCGCTCTCTTAAAGGAAGTAATCCGCTCAAGCTTACGAGGCAGAGAGAAAAGCCACGCTTTCTGCTCCTGAGCACAGTTAACTGAAAGTGCATAGCACGTATTCTTACCTTCTCTATTATCCAACCGTATAGTTGAGACAATACCAAGAGATAAAAGAAGCGTTCTGATATCTTCAGCAAGTTTTTTTGACGTAGTAGAATATGTGACATGCAGCCTGTTGCCTGAATTGTCCACAGACCCATCTGCGTCAAACAATCCCTGCAAAAGCTCCTTACGCTGCTCAACGCTTGAGGTAAAGTACTCTTCGGGAATAAACTTATTACCCGCAAGGCAGCACAGTTGCTCAGGCACTATACTGTCAGTTCTAACATAGTGCTCGCCTTTGTAGAACAACCAACTATAGTTACTATTATTCTTTTTATATGTAAGTCCAAGACGTTCAGCGGTCTTAGCAACCTGCCATTCATCATTAGAAGAAATTGTCAGATAAGGTGCTGTGAGGCACCCGTTACCAATAAGTGCTCCGAGTACATAAGGGTCTACGGGAAGTTTTTTCTCAGGATACTCACATACAGGAGAAGCAGGAAGCCAAAACTTAGGCTTGCCTCCTGCCTTTGTATATCTTTGGTCAGGCCGTCTGATACCTTTTTCAAGCATTTCAGACAGCTCCATAACCTTGTACTTATAGTCAGAGTGACTGTGGTAATACACACCCCACAGGTGCTCTTTGCAACAAACAGCTGAGCGCCCGTCTGAGAGGGTCACCTTATAGGCGTCTTTCATTCCTTGTGGAAAAATCTTCTGAACTTTTGTAGGCTTTCCGTCAGCCGAAAAAACGTAGTCTCCGACCTTCAAATCTCCAAAACGTCTATAACCTGTAGGAGTAGGGATTAGGGTGGATACGGGGGTCGCTTTGCCTGCGCCGTAGCCCGCGAGCAGGAAGTGCCAGCGTATGTCCTTGAAACTGTTAGGGGATTGAAGGAACAGCTCCTGATGAGGCAGGAGAAGAACGGTATTGTCTGCCATTATGACCTCTCCCTGAGCGTTCCGTCAGGAAGCACTTCAAACATGCCGTCCTCGTCACTGCCGTAATTTTCTTCCGGCTCTTCTGCAAGGTACTTGTTCTCAGTCTGCTGTTTCCTTTTCTTTGCCTGAGCGGCAACGTCCTGAGTGTTCTCATCCGACATTCCCTTGAAAGCTCCGTCCTCCGAGGCAGTTCCGTGATTGACCTCGACCTGCTTCATCATCTCCATTTCCTCTCGTGTTAAAGCCGTAAAGAAAAAGTTTACCGCGCTTTCCTCATTGTCCGAAGCGTCGTCGGCAGTAAGGCTCATAAGCTCACGCCTCATTGAGGCAGCCTTGAGCTGCATGGCAAGGGCGTCCTTATCGTTTGATTTTTTCCTGTCACTTGGTCTTCTTTTCCTGCCGTCCATGAGGTCGCGGCCTGAAGCGGCACGGTCGTCGTAATCATCGTCGTCCTGACCCATGCGCGTCGCCGCCTGATATATGTCCTCTATCTCGTTAAGCTCGTTGAGGTATTTCTCCGCACGTATCGCACGTGTCTCTTTTATGAACTCGCTGTCGCGGAGTATCATGGCCCTCATTTTTCCCTGAACGCGGCATACGTCCAGTGCCATACCCTGATTGAGAAGTTTCCTGTAACTTTCTATGACCTTCTGCACAAGGGCGCGGAAGGCATCATTCTCATTTTCCGCCATAGCACCAATTTACCACACCCTCACAAAAAAGTCCATTATTCTTTATTTTATCCGCAGAACACCCGCAAAAAGGCTCAGGAAGCAGGAGAAAAACCGCAAAATCCCGCGCGGAATTAAGGGTGGTATGTTTCACGTGAAAAACTTCGGTAACGGTTTTCAAAGGAAATAAACAACTATATAAACGTATAGTACTTGAAAAATTTAAAAATCCCGTAGGGAGAAGGGTATACCCACCCCTGCCGCTTTTTTCTGGTAACAGAAACGCAAGGAAAACGCCATAAAATATTTCCCTTGCGCCCTGTACCCTGTACCCTGTACCCTGT